AGAAATATGTTATAAGTGGGGTAATATGTATAATTGTTTCATTGTAATAGATATAACAGGAGGAATGGGTGTTTCAACATCTAGAAAACTTCAAGAAATGGGTTACAAAAATTTATATGTTGATGGTATTGATTTAGCCAATAAGTGGAAATATGACCCAAAGGCTTTAGAAAAGATACCGGGTTTAAATTTCAACAACAAACGTGTACAAATTATAGCATCATTTGAGGAAGCTATGAGACATCAGTTTAAAATTTATAGTTTACGATTATTCAATGAAATGAATACATTCGTATATGTAAATGGAAGACCAGACCATCAAAAGGGTCAACACGATGATTTAATTATGTCAATTGCAATGGCAACTTATGTTGCGGAATCATCATTCAGTAGTTTAGAAAAGGTGACCGAACAAACTAAAGCTATGTTAGAATCTTGGTCTGTTACTAACAATGAAACTGCAGCTAAACAGATTGATTTCAATCCCGTGATACCTTTTGGAACTGAGAGAATTAATCAAAGAAATCAAAACGCAAGTAAGGAGGACTATATGAAATACTCTTGGTTATTCGGAGGTAGATAATATTTATAAAAAAAAGATTATGGGATTTGTAAACAGAAAAAAAAGTGGAGATAAGAAATTCAATGGGTCAAAATTGAATGTTCCAGGTCAGGGTATATCAACTACAAAAATTAGTCCTCCTGATAAAGTCCCATTCAAAAACAATAATACGAATAGTACAACTAATAATAATACATCAAATTAGGTAGAACTATTTAAAACAATAGAAATATATTTAAAATTTCTTTATGGAAAATAATCAAAATAATTTAACAGTTTGGCAAAGATTAACACAAGCATTCGGTCCTAATGCTTTACTTAATCAAGATTACCCAACTTATAGTTTCGATAGAAAGGAGTTATTAAAAACTAAATCAAAACAAGAATTTGATAAGGAATTACTCCAAGCACAACAAACTTACTACTTAGCAAATCAATGGACTAAGATTGAAAGTAACTTATACACTCAGGCTGTATATTACGAACCAACTAGATTGGCTTCGTTTTATGATTATGAATCTATGGAATATACACCCGAAATATCTGCTGCGTTAGACATTTATGGTGAGGAATCTACTACGGTTGACCAGAATGGGTATATGTTACAAATATACTCAGAATCAAAACGTATCAAGGGTATTTTAATAGATTTATTTTTGAATGTTTTAGATTTAAATACAAATCTACCAATGTGGACTAGAAATACTTGTAAGTATGGTGATAACTTTGTCTATCTTAAACTTGACCCTGAAAAAGGAGTTGTTGGTTGTATGCAATTACCAAATATCGAAATTGAACGTTTGGAAAGAGGTATGCCAGCGCAAGCAAGTAGACAAAACGTAGAAGAGCCAGCTGAAAACAAAGGACTAAGATTCAAGTGGAAAGCTAAAGATATGGAATTTAATTCTTGGGAAATAGCACACTTTAGATTATTAGGTGATGATAGAAAGTTACCATATGGTACATCAATGTTAGAAAAGGCAAGGCGTATTTGGAAACAACTATTGTTATCTGAAGATGCGATGTTAATTTATAGAACATCACGTGCACCTGAGAGAAGGGTGTTTAAAGTATTCGTTGGTAATATGGATGATAAAGATGTTGAACCATATGTACAACGTGTTGCAAACAAGTTCAAAAGAAGTCAGGTTGTTGATTCTCAAACAGGTAATGTGGATATGAGATTTAATCAAATGGCTGTTGACCAAGATTATTTCATTCCTGTACGTGATGCCGCTGCGGCAAGTCCGATTGATACATTACCTGGTGGTCAAAACTTAGGTGAGATTGCTGATATTGAATACATCCAAAAGAAACTACTTACTGCTTTACGTGTACCTAAAGCGTTTTTAGGTTTTGAAGAACCAGTTGGTGATGGTAAAAATTTATCATTAATTGATATTCGTTTTGCAAGAACAATTAACAGAATCCAAAAATCTATGGTTGCTGAGTTAAATAAGATTGCGATTGTACATTTATTCCTTTTAGGTTTTGAAGATGAATTATCCAATTTTACTTTAAGTTTAACAAACCCATCGAGTCAAGCAGATTTATTAAAAATTGACATATGGAAAGAGAAGGTCGCATTATATAAGGAATGTGTTACATCAATTGAGGGTATTGCACCAACTTCTGTTTCATGGGCTAAGAAACACGTTATGGGATTCTCTGATGAGGAAATCAAACTTGATTTACAACAACAGAGAATTGAAAAAGCTGTAGGTGCTGAGCTTACAAATACCGCAACAATTATAACAAATACTGGTGTGTTTGATAATGTTGATAAATTATATACTCAAACAACAGGTACAACATCAGGTGGGGCACCACCACCTCCAGGAGGAGCTGAAGGGGGAACTCCACCACCAGCAGGTGGTCCTGAAGGTATGGGTGAAACATTTAACAATAGAGATAATTTAAACATATTGTTGGAAAACGAAGGGATATTTGAGGAAATGAGTTTTATTGATTTGTCCAAAGCCAAAAATTATTTGGGGGAAATGGAGAGTCAACTAAGTAAACTCCTAAAAGATTAATATTTATTAATAAAAAAAATTATGAAATTTGGTATAATTAAATCGAAAATTGATAAGATTTTGTTGGAATCATTTTCCAATAAAAATGAATTTAAATCTGAACTTAAAAATTTTCAAAATACAATTTTAGAAAATAAAAATCTTACTAAATTATTTTGGATTTATGATGAATTAAAAAATAAATCAAACATAGATAGTACGATTGTTAACGACTATGTTAATGAAACTATTAACCAATACAAAAATATTGTGAGCAAAATTAACCCAAAGAAATTGAGGAAACTTGAACTATGGGTTGAGGGTGTTGATGTTGAAAACGAATATACTGACATTGACAATTTGTTTTCTGATAGTGTTCTAACTATTGAACAAAAAATTAATAGTAGAAAGAAAATAACAGAATCCCTTAAAAGAAAGGTTAAAAAAGAAAAAGAATCAATTAATTTACCAATATCAACAATGGTTAATATAGCAAATAAAACAATCAAAAACTACGTACAACAATTAGACGAAAACACTAAGGGTAAGTTGTTGAGATTTCTTTCTTCAGATGTTACTGAAATGGAATCTAAGTACAAAGTAGTTAAAGAAAGTGTTTTAAATAAACTAAGTAACATCAAACAAAATTCAGAAGAAGAAGTAGTCACCAAAATTGATGAAACAATTTCGAAGATTACAAATGAAAAGTTTGATAAATTGAATTTATTTAGATTGGAGGAATTGGATAATAGTATCTAATCTATTTTATTTTTGATTTTTTGAACATATTTTGCTTTGTTCAATTCAGTTCTTCTTTTGACTGAATTTTTAACAAATTCCTTTCTGTTTTTTAACTCAGTCATCAATTTGGTCTTGATAACTTTACTTTTAAAAAGTTTCAAGGCCTTTTCTATTGGTGTTTTATTATCGACTTTGATTATTAGCATATGATACAAATATTTGTTAAAACAATTTATTTTTGACTATTAAGTAAATATCCCCTATTTTTATGAAAAAATAAACTGAAAATGTTACAAATTAATGAAAAAAGGGAAAACCTCAAAAATACAAGGTTTTAAAATTGCAAAAGTTGTTTATGGTACTGTAGATTCGTTTGAATTGAACTCCATTTACCTAAACATACAAACATGGGTAGAACCAAAAGAAGACGTAGAGAATTGGAATAGAGTTGTTTTGAATCTAAGTAGAAGTATCAAACATACAATTTATCACAATATAAACAAAGAATTATTCAACGAAAATTTTATTGTGGACTTAGATTTAAGGTCGAGTGGTATAAACTTAAATAAAAAATCTTTTCTCAACTTAGAAATAAACTTTTTTACAAAACAACCTTACTTAGATTTCAAATCTTCTGAAATAAAGGATTGTTTGAAAAACATCACAAAAGACGTTTTCAGAGAAAACTTTCACAATAACAAATATTTTTCATTTACCTTAACCAAAAAGGATAAAAATAACTCTTCAGAAATATAAAACTATATTTGATTTATATTTATATAGTAAAATTCAAATATGAACTTAGAAGTAATCAAACCAGGACACGTGGGTAAAGGTATATTAATCGAATATGATGCAGGTTATGTTTCTCCTTCAATGGATGAAAATGCCAAAATAATAAAAGAATCTAAAAACTTTTTAGACCACTCCAAACCATTCGAATTTTATGCTGTATTACAAAAATATAACACCCCAAATCGTAATGGAAGAGTTTATCCTGAAAGAATCTTAAAAAGAGAAGCAGAAAACTACAAAAAAATGATTGCTAAAGGTACTTCATTGTCTGAGTTAAATCACCCTGAGTCCTCCTTGATAGATTTAGATAGAGTTTCTCATATTATTACTGAAGTATGGTGGGAAGGACCTATATTGATGGGTAAACTAAAATTACTAACCTCACCAGGTTTTCACGAGAGGGGAATAGTTTCAACAAAAGGAGATATGGCTGCGAATTATCTCAGACAAGGAGTTACGTTAGGTATTTCATCTCGTGGTGTTGGTTCACTTAAAAAGGTTGGGGAACAGAATGAAGTACAAGATGACTTCGAGTTAATTTGTTTTGACTTAGTATCTTCACCATCAACACCAGGGGCTTACCTTTTTATAAATAAAGAGGATAGAGATATGTACGCTGAAAACTTAGACGAAGATAAAAAAATGGCTATAGAAAGAAATGTTGGTGAAAAAGGTAACGCTACTCTTGATTTAATGAAAAAATTGGCTAAACTTGGGTATTAGTTAAATTAAAAAAATCATTAAGATATGGAAGATGGACAAAAGTATTTTGTAGCAAAAATTGCCGAGGATTTAGTTGATGAAGAATCAGGTAAAGTAAAAAAAATAAAATTAGAAAAATTAGTTCTTGGTTACAATCCCACAGATGTTGAAGCAAAAGTAACTAAAATCTATGAGCACTATACACAAGATTGGCGTATTACCGCAATAGTCGAGAGTAAAATAGATGAAGTAATTGAATAATTTTTTTATCTAATTAAAAAATAAAGGAGGACTTTGTTCCTCCTTTTTTCATTTTATAGATTTTGGGGATATTTATAAATAAACTTTTTTGGGTTTGTTTATAACTCTACAAAAGTTTTTTTAAAGTATTAACATATTTATAGAATAAAAATACAAAAAACCAAAAATGGCTGAAGAAAAAAACATTTTAGAAGAGGCAATCATTCAAATGAAAAATTTGGAAGAAGCGGTTGCTGAGAATGCAAAAGGAATACTTGGTTCAGTAATGAGACAAGAAATCAAGGAATTAGTAAAAGAATCTCTTAACGAACAAGAAGACGAAGAAGAGGTTGATTCAGAAGAAGAAGAATCTGACATTGCTGATGTTGAATTCGATGACGAAATGGATGATGAAGACATGGAAGACGAAATGGACGATGAAGACGAAATGGATGATGAAGACATGGAAGACGAAATGGATGATGAAGACATGGAATTTGAAGACGATGAAGAAATGGAAGATGATGAAGATGTTACAATTGATTTAACAAATGAACCAATCGAAAACGTAATGAAAGTATTTTCAAGAATGAAAGATACTGACAAAATATCGGTGGTTGAAGATGGTGAAGGTAACATTGAACTATCTGATGATGAGACTAATAAAGAGTATTACATTGTACGTGAAGGGTTAGATATGGATGAAGAAATGTATGAAATGGATGAACCAATCTATGAACTCGAAATGGAAACTGACGAAGAAATGGATGACATGGATATGATGGAAATGGATGACATAGATATGATGGAAATGGATGACATGGATATGATGGAAATGGATGACATGGATATGATGGAAATGGATGAACCAATCTATGAAATCGAAATGGACGAGGAAATGGATGATTCTATGGACGAGGAAATGGATGATTCTATGGACGAGGAAATGGATGATTTAATGGAAGCAAAGAAAGCCAGAAAACCGAAAGGAGTTGGTATTGGACACGGACCTAAATTTAACTATGGAAAGGTTATGGACTTCCCAACAAAGAAAATGAAAAAGGGTGATGAAGCACCATATACTGGTAAAGGACCGAAGTATGAATTCGACAAAAAATCACCAAGTTTACAAGGTGAATTTAAGGAGGGTAAATATGGTATGAACAAAGGCGATAAATCAAAAACTCACAAAGGTGAAGAAGATTATACCGGAAAAAAAGGTATGAAATCAAAAACTCACAAAGGTTCAGATTTTGAAAAAAGGGAAACTAAAGAAGCTTCAAGAACACTAGGTAATGGTAAATATTGGGGTAGAGAAGGTCTTCCAAAACCAAAAGCAGCACCACGTCAT